AGCCTGTATCTGAAGACGCTTAGGTCCATGTTGAAGATAGTCTGCGATAGCATATTGCGCACGTGTAGGGTTGGGTAAATCTAGCTCCGCCCACAGAGCCTGCAGGAAGAGCTTAAAATCATTCTTTAGCAGCTCTAATGTATTCATCGTTTCTCCAGATTTTTGGGCCATATGGTTTATTAGGTAAATGTTGTTTTACTGTAAAATCAGACCGATCTGTAACAAACAATGGGTCATAAGCTAAAGATTCATAGCGTATGTCAAACCACCGGCTAGTATCTAATTCTTTTTTTAAGAAATCAATGTATCTGTAGCAGTGTTTGACATAATCTAAATAAAAGGCGGGGTGATCTATACAATCCTTGTACCATTTAATACGTTCCATGCTTTTTACAATATCATCTACATTGCGATACATAAAAGCAAATTGAGCAGTAGGGAACATATAGGACAATTCTAAAACACCTTTAAGTATAAAAGGAGCCTGAACAACGCTGTTCATGGGTATGTCAGGGTTATATTCAAGCTCATCAACAAATTCTCTGCCAGTTTGTCTTGCTATAATGTGAGCAGCAAGACGGGTGCCGGAACGTTGTGGTCCTGTAACAAAAATTGGGTGGCTCATAAATTATGGTAGCATAATAGGGAACGGCATCAGTCCACCAGGATCTTGGATCTCATAACCACCACCCATTCTAGTTCCAGGTGCTGGTGTAGGATCAAATTCTTGATTAAACATTAAACGCAAAGAACCACCAACATTAGCAGGAGTCGGTTTAATTCTAGGCGATTTAGCTTTTCCTGATATTTTAGCTTTACCTTTTTCATCAATACTCATTTCAGGCATTTGAGCACCTGTTTGAGGTGGTCTAACTTGTGCACCTGCAATGCGATGAGTTTCGGGACCGTATTCACGTATATCACGTGTAACTTCTTTAGCGCGACGGCGTTCAATGTTTTCAAATTGTGCAGAGGCTTCTGCAGTTGGAGTAGCCTCAACACGCATTCTTACACCACCTGATTCAAACTGAGCTTTAAACTGTGCTTCCTGCGCTACACGTTGTAAATAACGTTGATCCGCAGCAAACGTTTCGACAGCCTCAAGTTTTTCTTGAAAAGAAGCTCCTGGTTTAAAATACTGTTTACCTTCTAATTTCAGATCACGCTCTAATTTATGAATACCTGCTTGGTGGAGCGGTGTAAACATTGCAAGAGCGTTCATAGTCACATCACCTGGTACAATACCAAGTTGTGCAAACCGACGTTCCATTAGAAGCTTTTCTGGAACATCTAATCCTTCAAAAAAAGGTGCAGCATTATTCAAGCTAGAACCTGCATGATGCAGTTGCATTGTAGGCTGTGAAGGGACACGTTTTTTTGCCCCGCCTTTAGCATCAATGCCAGTACGCATACCAGCACGCCGCTGGTTTAAATCATTAAGCTGTCTTTTTTTAGCTTTTACTTGATTTTTTAAACGATTCATTACTTTAGAATCGTTAGTAGCAGCTCTTCTTTTGTTTAATTCGTCAATACTAGCTTGTAATTTTTCGCGATCTTTATCTAGACGCTCTTGCGCTGTTTCTGCCATTAGGCGATGTGCTCCATAAGAATTTTTTCACGGAGCCTATTGACTCCAAATCGCTCCCTCATCCAGTCGATAACGGGAGCACTTCCTTTCTCCTGATTACAACGGGTACAGGCGCATACAACATTCGTTGCGACATCCTGACCCCCACGAGACCTAGGATGAACATGATCGATAGATAACTGACTAAGGTCATAAGTTTTTCCGCAATAAATACATGTATGGTCAAAATGTT